AGAATCAAAATCTGTAGTGTTGCCAATTACACCAACCAGCATAGAGACCATTTTTAAAGGACACCATTGGCTATGCATAACCTAAATGGTTTTAAATGGACAAACCTTATACCGGAGATTGATCTTCTAATATTTTTTTACCGGCATTAGATAATGGTCTTGAAAACAATCTAAGTTTTTTACCTGTATTTGGGCACACAAATGTAATGCCTGCATCTTGGTATGATTTTAATACAATTTCCATTACCCCATGACCATCTTGACTTGCACCAATCACATGTGGTTCATCATAATCAAATTGCATACAGAAATCGCAACCTTCCAATACTTTTGCATCTGTTGGAATATTTAATTCTTTTTCTTTTTTCTTTGCCATTTTATTTTTTATTTATTTCGTTTATGTCAACTATTTTAACTTCTTCTCCACTTATTAATGCATCTAATGTAGATTCAATCATATCTCTTTGATTTGGAGTTAATAATGCTACTTTTTCTATAATTGCTGGTACCGCAAACACATCACTTGTTATTTCTGTTTTAATACCAATTCGTACTTCTTCAGTAAGAAATGGGTTTGATATTAAATCACTAAATATCCAACTTATTTTATCGCTATATTTTTTAAATAATCTTGATCCTTGTGAATTTGGGTATTGTCTGCAAAAATCTTCAAATTGTTCTTGAGCCATTTTTAGATTTTGAATAGCATTTATAATGTTTGCACCATTATTAACTTCTTTATTCATTTATTAATTCTATTATTTATTATATCAACATAATTATTATCAATTTCGTAACCTATATATTTATATCCAAAATCATTAGCTACTTTTAATGTGGTACCGCTTCCTGCAAATGGGTCTATTATTGTATCACCTTCATTTGCCGTAGTTAATATTATTCTTTTTATTACTTCTTCTGGTATTTGACATGGATGTTCTGTTTTCTCTTTAGATACATTTTTAACTTGCTGTATTTCCCACCAATCATAAAGTTTTGCGCCTGTTTTGCCTTTTTCTAATAAAGCTTTTACCCTTTTATCATTTAAATTTTTATAAGGTTGCGTAACTTTAGAAAAATTTGGTTTACATCCCCACCAACTTATTAATCTACTTTGTTTACCAGTATTTGAATTATATACCCACGTTACTACTTGTTCGCATTTACCAAATATAATAGGCAAAATATTTATAGTTTCTTCTGGATAATGTATAATAACACATGGTTTTTTAATATGACTCAGTAATTTTATATAACTATCTTGAGATAGATTATCATTATATGTATGATAGTGATACTTTTGATTATAAGGTGGGTCTGTTATAGTTAAACCATTTGGGTATTCTTCTGTCGTAAAATCTTTATTAAGAATCATTTATTAAAATTTAAATGAGTTTGTTCTATTTCAACTAAAAACTCTCTTGCTTTTTCTACTTTTTGCTGTATGCGTAAAATATCATCTTCACTTCTTTCAACATTAAACATCAAAACTCTTTCGTTTATTGAAATATCATCAAATGACATGTTAAATTCAATTTTCATTGCCTCCTTTACATATTCAGGGCTTTCTTCAGTAGCTACATCCATTTTCTTAAGTAAATAGTACTTTTCTTGCTCTATTATGCTTTCTGGAGTATTCACTAAGCAATATGCAATTAAGGCGCTTTTTGCCCCTGTTAACCACATGTAAGACTGCATTTGCCAATAGTATAAACTATCTAATTTATCTGGTATATTACCAATAAATGTCCAAAGATCATAACTAGACTTAATATCTATTATTCTATCATTATCAATAATATCTGGAAACCCAGTTATATAATCATTGGTAAACCTTTGGTCATTTTTGCTAAATGGCATTTTTAAGTACATAGAAAGCAAATCAATTGAGTCTTGTTCTACCTCTATACCTTTTTTCATTTGTTTTGTTTGTATGTCTTTTTTACGGCCATACTTTTCAGCTATATAAACATCTAATAAATGTTTTTGAGCTGTTTTAGACAACAATCCAGCTTCTTTATCTGCTTTTGATTGCGGTTCGGTCATTAAATAACCTACAGAGCTTGCTCTGATGTGGATGTCATTCCATTGCATACTTTAAAGTGTTTTAAGTTTATTATTATAGTATTCCAGCAAATCAGGATTACTTTTACTCATTAATTCCCAGGCTTTTAATTCTTCTTTATTTTTACATAAATCAATAAATGACTTTGTTTTTTCTGCTAATGTTTGCTTTGATTGTGTAGGAATTACTTCTGGTTTACCATAAGTACCATTGCTTCCAATAGCTCTATATAATGCATCGGAAACAGATTCATCGTAAAGTTCTTTTTGTCTTTTTACGTTTTCAGCATGGTATTCTTCAACTAATTCTCTTGCAAAATCAAGAGCTTTATTAGCTGATTCACCCTCATTGAGAGCAAATTCAACGCCAATTTTTTCAGAAGAATAGTTTCCTAAATTAAATGTTCTAGTGTAGTTAACGGTTTGGATGTGCATATGTGTTGGTTTTTATTTTACTCTTGATACAGTGGTAACACCATCTACGTATTTAATTTTAAATAATTTGTCTTTATGTGGTTCTTTCTTTTTTAAATTTGAAACCATTACCATTACTGAAGTATATGGGTTCTCAAAACGTATGTGTTCTCCTAATTTTAATTCAGCAACTTTGCTTGAAACCGAATCTGGACTAATATTTCTTGCCATTTTTATATATTTTTTGTAAAATTAATTTAATTAATTTAATTAAAAAAATAAATTTAATTAAATTTCGTATATTTGTGCTGCATACAATCAAAGTGTTAACGGTTTAATCTCGCCCTTCGTTTCTACGAGGGGCTTTTTGTTTATTTTATTTAAAAGTTCACTTTTTTGTGAACAATTCGGAATTATACCGAAATTGTCATCATTTTATTACATATTTTATAAAATTTTAAATTCAATTTGACACATATAAAAAATAAATAAGTCAAAAAATCAGTTTCTTGACTTATAAAACCCCTACATAGAAATGCAGGGGTATATTTACTATAAAAAACCACAAACCTATTTTATAAATTTCTTTTTTACTAAATTTAACTTAGCTCTATATTCTAAAACTAATGCTTTTAATTCTTCTCTAGTTGGTCTTGTTGGTTGCCTAGCAGTTTCTCTTAAATATTCTACTAATGCATTATTTTCCGCATGTAATTTGTACTCAAATTCTTCAATGTTCCCAGTTTTAAAGTAATTACATTCCATACATTGTGGTCTGCAATTTTCTTCCATCCACCTAGTTCCTAAATTAGATCTTCCCATAAAGTGGCCACATTGTATTTCTGCAATTGTGTGCTTGTTACCACAAGTATAACATTCTACTATGCCATTTTTATCAGCATGTTTATTTCTAATGTATTGGCTAAATACATGGTCTAAATCTTGTACTAAATTATTGAAGCTTTCTGAATCATCTTCAAATTCATCCATACGTTTTTGCGTAGAAGCTATAGTAGCGCATTGTTTACACATCTTTTTTGAAAAATGATAATCAATGTTACCACAATTAATACAACGTTTTTTCTTAACTATTATTGTGCTGTTTCTCATAATCTGTTATTCTAAAATTTAAAGGTATATTATCTTCATCCATAAACTTATTGCATTGCTCAATATTTATTTTGTAATATTCATCTATATCCATATCTGATTTCAAAAACATTTTATAAACATCGCAAATATCTGGTCTATTATCATAAACAGTACATTTATTATCAATAAGCATTTCGCAAGATCCATCTTCATTTGCATTATATGGGAACTCCTCTTCAGTTAAAAATTGTTTTACCGTTCCAACTCTTTTGCAACAGCATCCACAACCTGTACATGGGAATTTCATATTTTTTCAATTGCGTTTTTAATATTAGACCAATAAAATACTTCTTCTGCATTATCTTTATATAAATCAATTTGACTTTGAACATGATATATAGCATCGTTTTTAGCTTTTATTAATCTGTTTTCAAAATCAGTTACTCTGTCTTTTAAAAAAAAGTTTAAGTATATTTTTATTGCTTTTGTTTGGTATGCTTCCATATTAAAATGCTATTATTACTCCTTCTTTTTTCTTTTGTTTAGATGCTCTATTTTTTAATACTGAACATGGTTTACATTGATAATATCTACCGTAAGTAGTATAATTATCTCTAGCAAACTCATTTATTGGTTTTTCTATCTTGCAAGTTGCGCACTTCTTGGTTATTACTGTTTCCTGTTTCATTTAATTTATGTAGTTTATTGTTTATGAATCTAAATTTACCTATGTACTCTCCTTTCTTTGTTACTTCTATTACCATATCCAATCTCTTAGCCATTTCGTATATTAATTCTCTATTTTCAATCATAATTGACTTTTAGTTATTCTATTTATAATTTCTTTTACTATCTCCCAAATTAATATAATTATGATTATATTCATAGGTTATTATTTAAATATATTTTTAAAATAATAATTGTTATAATCCATTTCCTTTTTAGTAAAACCTACTGGAGCAATACCTTTTTTACGTTTACCACATTTAACACATCTCCAATCAGCTGAAATATTATATACATAAGTACATACATATTTATGAGTACATAAATACTGAATAATTTTTTTTAATATTTTTTTCATAGGTTATTTGTTTTGGTTATATTTTAAACAAAGATAATTAATTTAATTAAATCACAAAATTATTTTAAAAAAAAGTTAAAAATTATTTGGTGGTATTAATTTAACAACTATTTTTGTGGTTCATCAATAAAATTTATATGGAATTTAAGACTTTGAAAATCCATCAGCAGATAAAGGAAGCTCTTGATGGTCGCACGCAGCGTTGGCTTTCATTAAAT